GCAGGTCAAAACCGTTGTTCCATTTCAGGATTTACCTCTGGCCGATCAGGATCGCCCATGGGATTCTGATGCTGCGATTTCCAGGGTTCGTGAGTTTACCGACTCAGAAGAAGCGCCATCTGGCGATTATCGCCGGGCATTCACCTGGTATGATCGTGATAATGAAGATAATTTCGGTGCTTACAAATTACCGATCGCCGATGTGATCAATGGGCGTTTAACAGCGGTTCCTCGCGGTATATTTGCCGCAGCTGCAGCTATTCAAGGTGCACGTGGCGGAGTAGATATCCCTGAAGACGATCGCAGCCGGGTTATTGCCCATCTCGAACGTTATTACGACAAAATGGGTCTCGATTCGCCATTCGACCAGGAAGAAGCTGGATCCGGTAGCGATGACGACGAAAAATCGTATTTTGGTATCGAGGATGTTAAAGACTGGACTGAACGTGATATCGAAAAGGCCTTACGTGCGGGCACTCGATTCAGTAAGTCTGCTGCTCGTAGCATAATGAGCGTGATGGCCAAAGCACAGGCAGAACCTGAGCCGTTTGATGATGCAGATCAGAAGGCTATTGGCAATATTATTGAAGAATTGAAAGGTATCAAAATGGCAATCGGCGGCGGAGCGAGTTGACCGCGCCAATTATTTGTCGTATAAAATAGGCTACTAATCCAATATTCCGGTGAGACGCCGGCGTATTCTGTAACCGGTGAGAGGCTGGTTAGACAAGTCCGAAAGGAAAAAGACCGCATAAGCGGATGTTTAACTAACTCTGAGGTTATAGAACCATGCCAGAAGAAAAGACAATTCAGCAGGTCATGGAAGCCGTAACTGAACTTCGCGCAGAAGTTGAGAAGTCGGCTCCAGACCAGGAAAAAATTTCCAAAATCGAAACTGCTCTCGCAGGCTTTGAAGAAAAAAGCCAGACCTTGCTTGCTGAACAGAAAGAAAGTCAGCAAAAAGCTCTGGAGCTTGAAGAAAAAGCCAGCGGCCTGGAAGAACTTGTTAAAGCTCTCGAAGTTGAAGTTGCTCGCGGTAATACTGCCGGCGGCGAAAAATCCTACAAAGACCTTGATGAATACAAAGCTCTACAGGGCTTCGTTATCACAGGTGGTTTTGAAGATGCAGAGCAGAAAGCCCTTCTTCGTACTGACAACGATACAGCCGGCGGTTACCTGGTACCCACTGAAATGGATAACGCGATCACCAAGAAGATTACTGAAATCAGTGATATTCGCTCGATTGCTCGTGTTCGTACTATCGGTGCCAAGTCTCTGGAAATTCCAGTTCGCGCAACTATCCCAGCTGCTACCTATGAAGGTGAAGCCGAGGAAGGCGGCGATTCTGTAAGCACTTACAGCAACGAAACTCTGACTACTTTCCGTCAGACTTTCACATCGCCTATTACTCAGGACATGCTGATGGATTCCGCATTCGATATGGAATCAGAAATCATGACCGATGCGTCTGAAGCTTTCGCTAAAGGCGAGGGTACTAACTTCGTTAATGGTGCTGGACATAAAACTCCTAAAGGTTTCCTTCAGGATTCTCGCGTTGACTCAAGCCGCGAAACATCAACAGCTGGCGGAATTGACGCAGACGATATTATCCTGCTATCAGGTGATCTAAAAACGGGTTATAACCCTGTTTACGTTTTCAACCGTCGAACATTAGCGTATTTGCGTACTCTTAAAGCGACTGATGGTAACTTCCTGTGGCAGCCTGGTCTGAACGGTGTTGTAGCCAATACGATCAACGGTTTCCCATACCTGATCGCCGAAGATATGCCTGATATTGCCAACGGCTCTAAATCAGTAGCGTTCGGTGACTTCATGCGTGGTTATACCATCGTTGATCGTACCGGTTTAAGCGTAGTTCGTGATGAGTTCACTCAGAAGAAGAAAGCTATCGTTGAGTTTACTCTGAACCGCTGGAACACTGGCCAGGTAACTCTGCCAGAAGCGATTAAGATTCTGACTACTGCAAGCACGTAGTAGGCTGAACTAAATTGGCGGCCAGGCTTAACGGCCTGGTCTGTTTAACCTAATTAAGAGGATATAACCATGGAATTTGATCTCCATAATAACGTTGATGACCGTGTAGCGGTTGTTCAACAGGCAGTTGCTGCCGATACCTTGATCGTTGGTGAGATTATCGACACTCTGGACTATGAATCGTTAGAATACATCGTTCAGGTTGGTACTATTACCACGGGTACTGTTTCGCTGATAATTGAAGAAGGCGATGATGCTGCTCTGGCTGATGCTGCAGCTGTATCAGCTGATGAAACACTCGGTGCGCTGACTGGTTTCGCTGTTACCGATGATGACTCAACTAAACGAGTCGGCTCTATCGGTAAAAAACGTTACCAGCGTCTGTCACTTCAACCAGCTGGAACAGCTGCCATTGATTTCATTGGCGCCGTAGCCGTTTTAGGCAATCCAAAATCTGGTCCAGTAGCGCAGTAATCTGGTAGTTAATAGAGGGGCTTAATTGCCCCTCCGTTTTTCATTAACGGAGAACAACCGTGAAAACAATCAAAATTAATGAAAAGGGCGCTGGCAAATGGGCGGATCCTGATCCACGTGAGCCTCAGATCGAAGTAAAAGCCGGTGATGAAGTCGTAGTTTCTGACGGCCTGGCTGAATTTATTCGCGACCATGGATGCGGTGAAATTATTGAAACTGAATCTGCGGAAGAAAATCAGGAAGAAAATACCAGTGACCAGGCTGAAGCCGGCGAAGACAATGTAATTAAAACCGGTATCGAAGATAAATCAGAAGCAGAACAGGAACCAGCTGCCGAAGATAAATCTAAAGCTGAAAAGAAATCCGGCAGAAACAAGAAAGATAAATAATGTCTGACGTTTATTCACTGGAAGCGGTCGGTACGCCTCCTGTATCTTTAACGGATATGAAGGCGTATATGAAGGTAACATCGGCATCCGATAATGACCTTATTACATCGATGATTGAAGCCGCCACTCGATGGGGAGAAAATTATACCGGTCGCGATTTCAGGGTGAATACATGGAAGTTGCTCAAGGACGAGTTTGAATCTCGAATATGCTTACGCCGTGATCCGGTTGCCAGCATAACAACTGTCGAGCATCTGGTATCCGGTTCGCTGGTTGCAGTTAGCTCGTCTGTTTATTACCTCAAGAAAAATATTCAGTCCTCAGAAATACTTTTAAACGCAGACCAGGAATGGCCAACTAATACCGATGATCGTGAGCAGGTTGTCGAGATTACGTTTGATACTGAGGCCTATCACGATATTGAAAACATAATAACCGCTATCAAGCGTCATGTGGCCTTCTGGTACCAAAATCGAGGCGATTGCTCTAATGGTTCTGGATCCGGCGGATGCGATTGTCAGTCTGCAGCTGTAGGCTCTGGCGTAACCATAACTTATGACCAGTTCCGTATATCAAGGGTTTAGCGTGTGCCTACGACAATACATACAGATGTTCCTAAAGACGACTGGATAAGTTTATCTGATTTTGCCGGTTTAAATGGGCGTGTCTCTAATTCCGGTAATGCCACTTTAATTTATCAACAGGGCCCCACAAAGCCCGCCGCTAGTAGCACACAGGGTTTTCGCATCGACGACGATCGTGTCTTGGATTATGCGATTCTGGCGCCCGATCATATATGGATGAGAGCGTTACACTCTGACGGTATCGCATCTGTCACGCCAGGCGAAGCGGTCGAGGTCTCTAACGGTAGTTTGAATGTTATTTCAGGCTTCGGTGATTTGACGCGGGACGCTCGCGGTATTCAGAAATACGTTCAAGATTTTTCATTATTCCACAGTGTATTTACTTTCGCTGTTCATCCTGCTCAATGGATCATATACGAAAATGAAATAGAGACGCCGAACGCCGTATCAACTAAAGGAGTTTCGGTTGATGGTATCTTAAAAGTCAATTCAGGCGCGACAGCGTTAGACTCATGCTGGGTCGAAAGTCGTAGACACCCGCGTTACCAGCCTGACAGGGGCGTGAAGTGGGCGGCTTCGGTTGGTTTCAAGACGCCAAATAATGACGGGGTACTGAAAGCAGGATTATTAGTCAATCACGAAAATGGAGTTTATTTTAAAACTAAAGGTGACGGTCAATTGTATGCTGTCATTTTTAATGATGGCGCAGAAACACATGAGGAATTGATAGACTTCACCAATGATTTTCCCGATATGGGGATCGATATCACATTAGGAAATTTATACGATATACAACTTCAATGGCGCGGTATCGGGTTTGCCAGGTTTTTTGTAGAACATCCAGTCACAGGTTTTTCCACACTTGTCAAAGAAATCAATTTCTTGAACACCTTTGATGAATCAGTATTCGTTAGAAATCCAGCTATGAGCGTTGGTTTCCATGCTGAAAACGTTACCGAAAATGTTTCTATGTGGGTTGGATGTGTGGATATAACGTCTGAAGGCGGTAGACTGGATCGTGAACAATACGGCGAACATTCGAACGTTAGAACGGTTACTGCTGGAGGTACTAATTGTGTCACAGCATTGAGAAATCCGAATCTTGCGCCAAACGGGAGAATTAATACTCGTGATCTGAACCTGGCTCGTATTGTTATGAGGGCGGCGGGTAAATGCACAATTAAGATGTATAGAACTCGTGACGCCACCGCTGTCGTAGGTGGAACCTGGAATCCGACTCGAACGGGTAGTTTTGTGGAAGCAAATGATACTGTGACATCTGTCAATCTGGCCGCCATGGAAGAGTTTGCGACGTTTCGGCTTGAAGCCGGAGAAAAAGATTCGCGAGATAATCCTTCAAAAGACACTATTGATTTCTTCGGAATACACGGAGACTATCTTGTGGCTGTGATAACTTCAGGGAACAATATAGAGGTTACAGTTACTATTGAATGGGGAGAGGAAGTGTGATGGCAGAATGTAAACGGATCAGACGTAAAAAACGCCAGGTATGCATCGGCGATTTAGATTCTCAGATCACTCTACAAAATCGAGCGATTACTGTGCCTTCCTTTGGGGTACCTGATTTTGATGAGATATTCAGTGATATTGATACACACTGGGCAAAGATGGATACAGTCAGAGGAAAAACATTCTTTGACGGCGTGAATACAGAGACGAATATCACCCATGAGTTCACTATCCGGTATATTGACGGCATAACTACTGAGACATGGGTTTTATTTGAGAGCAGGCGTTTTGATGTGCTTGATTTCGAGGATTTGGAAGAAAGACATGAGTGGATTATACTTAGTTGTGTCGAACGCGGAACAGGCGAGGCGGCTAAAGCATGAGCATTCGTATTACACCAAGCAGTAAAGATGTCATCGCTCGTATCCGAGGCATGAAGAAATTGACGCGAGAAGCGGTTCGGGCAGCTTCATTTACTAATGGTCATGGTTTGATCAAAGCTACCAGTCAGCAGATTTTAGCGAAACCGAAAGGTGGAAAAGTCTACGTTCGAAGGGATGCAGCAGGCAGACGACGTCGGCACAGGGCATCAGCGCCAGGCGAGACTCATGCTAATATGAGCGGCAGATTACGCAGATCATTGAGCTTTAAGATCCATGGCATAAGCAGTATTGAGTTCGGGTATGGTGTCAGCTCAGGTGATGCGCCTGATTATGCACAATTCGTCGAGGATGGCACATCACGAATGGCAGCTAGGCCGTCTCTATTTAATGGTATCAAGAGTCAGCGTAGAAATATACAGAATAATTTCCAGCGTGAAATAGATAAACGGTTGAGGGGCAGGTTTTGAGAGCGCAAGACATCGTAAACCAGCTGGC